TTGAATCCGCCCTGGCCTACTTTGACGATAGCATCCAGACCTCTAGCCGCGGCAGCAGCAGCACTAGAGGCAGACAGTCCGTTTCGAGTCAGGAAGGCCATCATACCAGCCAGTTCCTTGTACGACTCGCCTGCCTTAGCAGCTGACGGAATGGCTAGGCCAATAACTCGAGCGAAGTCCGCATAGGTACCGACACCCTTACGGACCAGCTCAAACATAACGTCGTTGACTTCGTTGACCTGACTAATCTTCAGGTGGTACGCGTTCATGATACCGATGGTAGCACGACCCGAGTCCTGAAGAGTAACCTGACCAGCAACAGCCGCTTTGGCGAACGCTGTCAACAGCATCTTGGACTGGCTCAGGTTGACATCCATTGATGAGAAGATGTCGTACAAGCCGCCCTGGATAGTATCAAAGGCAACTGGAACGTTCTTCGCAACTGTCAAGCCAACTGCTGCGACCTGAGCCATCGTACCCTTGACGCCCTGCATCTGCGTCTTGGTGTACGCTACCTGCTTGTTGTAGTCCTCTGCTGCCTTGGTGTTGTCCACCATGAACTTGATACCGGCGGCGCCGACAGCGGCAATGCCGACGCCGACGGCAACAAGTGCCTTACCCTGCTTGATCTGAGCGTTAGCAGCCGCTTGCTGTGACTTGTTCAGCTTCCTGAAGCTTGTGGCGAGGTTAGACAGAACACCCGTAGCGGATTCCTGCGCACGGACGACAAGGAGAACCTCTCTGACACCCAAGGGCACTTCAGGTCCTCCTATCTCCTACGATTGTTCCTGTCCTGTGCTTCTTGTCGGTGCTTATCCTCTGCCTCTTTCGACTTCTTTTCGTCTATCACCATGTCCATCAAAACTGTCAGGTAACAATCCTGGTCGAGGAGACCACCTGCCTGTGGAAGCTGGTGGAATAGCTCGCACATGTTCGTGATGGCTATGGCGCGGGTAGCTTGGTCAACTACCCACTCGTGGTAGACGCGGTCTTCTCCAGGACGAGGCCCTCTAGTTCGGAGCCCGTAGACTCGGCGGTGGATTTCGGTTCGGAGTTTGGGAGGTCAGTAGTCCAATCGTGCATCTTCTCGATCAGTTCACTGATCTCTTCCCCGATACGGCCGTCGAGCTGGCCGAAGTCGATGGAGTTCCTGAAGTCGAGCTTACGTTCACGCTCGTCTTCAAGGTTGTGATCGACGATCGCCACGCTGAACTCGAATCTGGCTACCTCGGTCTGCGTGGCCTTGATGTTCAGTTCCGTCGACTTCGTGCGAGCGTCCGACTCCATTGACATAGCCATAGCCATGTCCGTGCGGTGGAGCCTCTCTCCGTACGACATGCGACGGAGCTTGACCCAACCGCCAGGACATGACTTGAGTCCGAACTGTTCTGCCTCAGTACTAACTGTGGCTCTAGGCATGACAACTCTCCCTTTGAGTGTCTAGCCAGGAGATCACGTGTGGGGCGTGATGAGTTCCTGTGTCTTGTATATGATGTCGTACTCGTTGCCGGAGCCATCGAGTACACCCTGGTACGTCAAGGACGCTCGGATCAAGTCCCCCTGCCCACTCAGGTTGACCTGGTACTGGTCCTTGATCGCATTGAACATGTCGAACTGAATGCCGTTGTTAGTACCCTGTGTCGCAGCGATCGTGATCTTCTGACCTGTCACTGCTATGAAGGCAGCGTAGTCGGTCTTGTCGACGAAGTCACGAGAAGCGGTCATCTGGAACGACCGCTCACCGAAGTTCACGAACTGAGCGCCGCGAGCGTTCTTCAGACGGTACTGCGCAGTGCCTGCATCGTCCACCTCGAACGAGAACGTGTCCAGGTCGAAGACCTGCGTACCGTTCGGGATACCGATGTTCCAGGTACCAGCACCGTACGGAGCCGAGGTAGGCCACGTGACACCGGAAGGTGCAGACTGCGTGGCCTCGTTGATGCCGATGATGTCGAAGTCGGCTTGCAGGATGTCGTTGTTGATCGAGAACGTCGTCTTGGTGACACAGCATCCGACGTAACCGAACACAATCCCGTCTCGCACGATCGTGATCGACATTGTCTTCGCAGGAAGCGCAGCCGAGGTAGGAACGTATGTGTAGATCCAGTTCGGAGTCGTCCCTGTCTTGACTCCAATAGCACGACTGCACTCCGTAAAGTAGACGCAGCAGTCCTCGAGGGCTTCCATCGTGATGGTGCCCTCAACGTCGTAGTCACCCGGAACAACACCGATCTGGCCAGCCGAGTTACGGATCGGCCGACGGTAGTTGTTGTTCTCCTTGAGCTCCAGCGTCTCAGACAGGATCGGGACGAATTTGGTCGGGGCGACATACGTTCCAGCTACCGTCTCAAAGGCGATACCCATGACGCCGCCAGCGCCAATACCTAGAGTCATTCTGTCACCCCCTCTTCGTTCACCTTGTCCAGCATCTGGATGATCGCCTGGAGTGCAGCAGGCGAAACTCGTGTCTCGCTACCGTCACTACCAGAACGGACAGCAGGCTTAACTTCCTTACCATCCACTAGGACGGCAATACCCGCAGACCAGGTAGCTTCCTCGAGGCCTGTTGACTGTGGCTTAAGGGTGATACGACCCTCGGAGTCATACTCGTGATCGACGAAGTGATGATAGCTCCGATAGGTAGCTACCTGCAGATCATTGAGATCGGTCGTAGTGTGGTTCCGTAGCGTTCCGATGCCGTCGATGTACACCTCGTACTCGTCGGACTGCTCCGGAATATCAACCTTGATCGAATAGGACAACTTCACACCTCCTCAGGAAGCTAGCGCTGTGCGGGGAATCTCGTCTTACTCTGTGCTCTGTACATCTGTCGGGCGGCTACCATGAGCGCGCCCTGTCTCGTGGTTATACCTAGCTCTGACTGTGTGCAGAGCACCGAGGTGACATTCCCACCAAGGGTTAGATCACCGTGGATGAAAGTCTCAACAGCGTCTGACAACGTCGCACAACTATGCAGGTTCTGCTGAACGTCCGTTACCTTGTCGAAATACACCATGACCATGATCTCAAAGATGTTCAGGGTCATGAGAGACGCACCCTGAAACTCCCTGGTCTTGACCGAGGGTATAACACAGATAGCAGGCGTGTGTGGCAACAGCTCCTGGTCTCCGTAGAAGGTGTCAATCACAGGAGTCGGGAAGTTCGCCTTGTTCCCATCGATAGCTGCCAGAATATAGTTCGCGACGGTTTCGACCTGGTCAGTCAGTGGCCCAGTCACAGCGCACCTAGCCCTACATGCGCCATTGCCCGCTCAAGCATCCAGTCAGCGAAGATCTCCTGGATCTTGTCGATGTCTTCGTCCTGAAGAACTGCGAACGGCCGTGCTGGCATATTGGTCGTTCCGGTCTGGTGATAGACGCCGTACGCGATCTTGTCTGGCAGACCCTGAATGGTAGCTTCAGTACGGGAGATAGTCCAGATGTTCAGCTGCTGGATGGTCTTTCGCAGCAGGCCCGTTCGCACGAGAATGTCATCGGGATAGTTGTACCTGGTCTTGTTCATCAGAGTAGCGTCGCTGAGCTGCTGCCATCCTTCAGGCCTACCCATGGACACAAAGTTCTGTCCGAAGCTGGGAGCAATGACCTGCTGGATGCTTCGCTTCAACGGCTCACGCATGGACCGAATATCCAGCCCCATCTTGTCCCATGCACCAGCGTAGACACCTATCTGAGGAGTCCAGCCCCAGGCAATCAGACTTGAGCCAAAATTTAGAGCCACGACACCTCCTCAGAAGACCTTTCCGACGCTGAACATCGGCGGGCCGAACGAGGTGTTGTTCGGGTCCGTGTTAGCTGCTACTGCTTCGTATGTTGAAGACGAATCAGTGGGATAAAACACGGGCGCTACAGCAGGCTCGTTAGGTGAGATCTCGGCCAGGGCGATCGCACCGGAGATAATGCCTGCGATGAGGTTCTCTGCCTGCTGCCGAAGCATCCAGCCGTAGGACTTGTTGCTGGGGTCTTCAGACACAACCTCGCTGTACTGGCGATCGTAGAACCAGCCTGCGTACAGCATCGCGATGGCCATCTTGACCAGCTCGGGTGTGCTGTCTTCATCAACCCAGCTGGGCGTACCGAAGCCTGGGTCGCTGTACGTCTCGGTTAGCTTGCCCAAGACATACACGGACATTTCGTTCTCAAGCACAGCATCCAGGGTGACAAGATTCGCCTTGGTGCCCTCGAGGAACGACTGTGCGTCCGCGACAACAATGTGACTCATCTCATCACCCCTTCAGCTGCTAGTGGAACTACGCGGACTTCGGCGGACCAGCGCTCGGACCCGCAGTCGTACCGCTCGCTGGGGAGCTAGAGGTCGACTGAGTCGAGCTACCAGCTCCGGTGGACGGCGGAGTAGAGGATGGGGATGACGTAGGGGCAGCGCCGGCAGGCTTCGCCGGCGACTGCTGAGCCTGCGCGTTCTTCTCCTCGACCTGTGCCTGCTCAGACGGGGTACGGTCGTCCGCGGACTTGTCCTCAGGCGCGACGTTCTCGTCGTCCTCGTCGTTGTCCGGAGGCGCAGGAGCATCCGGGTCGCCAGCGAGCACGACCGTTCGGTGCTGCACCATGTACAGCCAGTCCTCGGAGTCGAGCCCGCCAAAGTCCTCGGGGTCAACCGAGGCGCCAGAGCCCTTGCCGAGGTCCGAGTACGCGACCCACTTGTCCTTCTTGGCCATGTTGTCCTCCTATCCTTAACCCACGAAGCCGGAGCTGAGGGTGTTGGTGAAGAGGAAGCCGCAGATGGACTTGTTGTTCGCGTCCAGACCGACCATCTTGAGGTCGTACCGCTGACGCAGGCGAACGATGTCGGAAGCCCGACGCTCCTCCCTCCAGCGATCGACGATGCTGCTCAGGCCTCCGCCAAAGCCCCATGCGAACTCGTAGCCGAACGCAGGCGTCTTGAGACCCGGACGAGCCGGGTTGTACGCCAGAACGACTTCCTTGTTCCAGAGGTACTGCAGCGTGAGCGCCTGGCCCGGGTTGTTCGACGCGAAGCCGAATCCCGGAACAGCCACGTCGCTCAGACCCAGCAGACTCTCGACGAGGTCGGGAGTAAGAATCGCACGCTCCACGTACTGGATGCGGTTGATCAGGTCCTGGCTGTCCTCCAGAGCTGACATCACCTTGTAGGGGATGACAGCCATGTTGGGCTGCATGAACGACTGGGCGTGGATGAGTCGCATCGCGGTACGGATGTCCCGAATGGGCGTGGCCGTTGCCGACAGGTCCCACTGTGGCCCGAAGCCTGCAGGCGACGTGCTCAGGTCGGCGGTCAGACCAGAGTTGTAGTTGGTCGCGACAGCGGCCTTCTGGTAGATGCGGTATTCCTTACCCAGCGCGACACGAGACGTGATCATCTCGGTGCCGTCGACATCGGGGTTCAGCGGACTGTCAGCGTTGTCACGCTCTTCGTCCGTCACCGCGATCTGCAGCGCGTGCTCCTGAGCGTAGTACGTGTCAACAGACACGGACATACCCGGGATCTCGTTCGCCTCGGTACCAGGCGCACGGCTGTCGTCGATCGCGGGGTACCATCCCTCACGACCGCCGTACACGTAGTACTTGTTCGACTGCTTGGCGACCGGAACCGTCGGGAAGAGAGTCTCTCCAACCAGGCCCTCGTTCGGCCAAGCGACGCTGATGTTGGTCAGCGCGATATCGATGTGAACGTTTCCCGAGCCAGTCGGGTTGTACACTGCCATATCGGTTTACCTCCCTTCCTGATTAGAAGTGGTTGCCGGGCGTCAGCAGAACCTTGACGAGGTCACCTGCGGCAGTGGCAACGCCACCCTGCAGATCGCCCGCCGAGCCCATGCAGATGCCGACGATCGGGATGCCCACAAATGCGGGCGAGGCCAGACTGCCGATGCTGAAGGCAACGCGGCCGTTGTTGGTAGCGCCCGCCGTCTGGATTGACGGAACCACGAGAGCGCCAACCGCAGGAGTACCCTGACCATCCCAGATGCAGTCGACAATACCCTGGAGCGCGACGTTGAAGTACGCCTTGCCCGTAGCCATCTTGGCCAGATCGAGGTTCTCCATGCACACACCGAGAACAACTCCACCCTTGGCACCAGCACCAGCAGCCCCCGCAGTAGCGACAACAGCCTGGTTCGGCTCAAGGGTAGTTCCGACGGCCGGCACGACCAGCTGACCGAACGTCAGCGCAGCAGTAGCCGACGAAGAGGCCAGAAACCCCTTCGAGAGGATGTGATCCATTCCTGCCATGGCTTATTACCTCCCCTCGGGAATGTAGGAGTCCTCGCGGTACTGCTGCGCCAGCGCAGGCTGCTCGCGAGAGACGATCATGGTGGCCTGTGAGTACGTGATCGGCTTGCCACCAGCAGCTGCCTTACTCATGACCAGATCGACCTCGGTCAGGAAGGTCTGAGTGGGCGAGCTCTCGCCACCACGACGCTGCCAGCCCTTCTCGCTGAGGTCAATGACCCCAATCTCGAAGGTCTTCTGGTAGGCGTCATAGACTTCCTGACCCAGACCATCTGGCGAGTTGAGGAGCAGCTCACGCAGGTTGTCCTTGACCGCAGGCGGCACAGCGAACTGCTTGCCCCGATCGATGTCGTCGAGCATCTTGTCGACCTTGGCTTCGCGACGCTCACGGTCGAGCGAAGACAGCTGGGTCTGCTGAGCCTCGATAATGTCCCGCAGCGCCTTGACCGCCG